CCAAGAATATAGACGTATTTTTATCGAATGATTTCCCCATTAAAGTTGTTTATGGATTAGGTACATCAAGTGAATCCAAACTAGTATTCTATTTAGCACCAAAAATGGATGATAATGAATAGGGGGTGAGGAAATCGTTCATTTTACCGCGAAACATTATGATGTTTTTGTATGATAATGTTTCCACTGATTCTTTTTTTACTTATTTTAGTCATTTTATATATTTATATTTCGCATCAATTCAAAAAGAGTCAAGAATTACGCATTTATGAAACAGATTATAAAACCAATGAAAATCTCCAAGAAATATGTGATATAAGACAACCTTTTTTATTCCCCCTATCTTTGGAACTTTTCCACGGAGAATTTTTAGAAACAATTGAAAAGGCGGCAATGACGGACGTCAATATTAAGAGGGTTTCATCACAAGATTCCGCTCCCGTTTCGATGGAATGTGCAAAACATTTGGTTATGCTGGATGATGGCAACCAGTATTTTTCCGAAAAAAATGGGGAATTCTTGGAATATTCCGGATTGAATTCGAATTTAGATACTTTCGACAATTTATTACGCCCGACTTTTACTGTCCATAGAGAACGTGATTTGCTTTTTGGTTCAGTCAATACTTTTACACCTTTGTTGTATCACCAATATTATCGCCGGTTTATATGGATCGCCTCGGGGTCTGTTCGAATCAAAATGACACCTTGGAGGAGTAGTCGGTTTTTGTCGGACGATGGTTCCAACGATCAAAGCGATGTGTTCGAAATACGATCACCTATCAATATGAATCATGTTCAACCCGAATTTTTGAGCCGATTTCGCAAGGTCCAATTCTTGGAATTTGATGTTTCCGCTGGGAACGTTGTATTTATTCCACCCTATTGGTGGTATTCGATCCAATATTTAGAGGCAAATAATGATCAGAATATTTCTACAGTAGTTTCAACTTCCTATATGACTTTTATGAATACGATTGCAAACTTACCTGGAATAATAAACCAACGTATAGAAATAGTTCGTGATAAAATATCGATTGATTCTACTGTTTCATCACTAATGGCAGAACCAATAAAAAAAAGTGATGATATTATCGATAATCAAACCGAATATCCTGTAAAAGATAAGGAAGAAATGAGAAAAATGGTAGAAATAATAAATAAAACATCAGATTTCGATAAAGAAATAGAGGAATTAAAAATTAATATACATCCGGGGATAAATACATTTATCCCCGAAAAGGATATATAGGTCTCTCAAAGAGGGTGGGTGTTTTTGTATCCACAAAAACACGGATAGACCTTAACATGGATGCGTAAATATCTCCATATTATATACCACCAATAAAAAAAATGCACCTTGTTAAACAAATCATCGTTTCAGCGATATTAATGTTATTACTCGATTTTATTTATTTGAGTACATTCAAGTCAGAATTTGAATCACAAATCGTCGAAGTCCAGCGCGTTTATTTAAATTTTAAAATTATTCCAGCAATATTATGTTACGTATTTTTAATCTTCGGACTAAACTACTTTATTTTAATGCAACGACGACCTGTATTGGACGCCTTTTTATTTGGCCTCGTTATTTATGCGGTCTATGAAACGACGAATATGGCCATCTTTAAAAAATGGCGATGGACCACCGTATTTATGGACACGCTTTGGGGAGGAGTTTTGATGTCTCTTGTCACGGCTCTTATTTATGCGATGCATTAGATCAATTTGTTCTTTTTTTTCGAATGATTTTGACCCGTTTTTCCAAATCGTAGGAATATTTTGTTCCTGCGCCGTATTTTTCGATAAACATTTCGACTGTGAATGGAACCCTATTCTCGTTCGGAATCCCAATCACCTTTTCATGTATTTCTATGGATTGTTCATCCAAATCATAGCAATATTTATGGTAAAACTCATCTTCTTTTATGGCGTCTTTAAATTCGATATCCATAGTTTCATGGTTTTGTAACCCAGCGTGTTCATCGATTCGGGTTTTCCATATGGGTGATTCGGAAGCAAAATAGAGCCAATGATCTCGATGTAGTTGCCAAAATTCTTTTTCGTTTTTTTCGTTTTTTTCGTTTTTTTCGTTTTTTTCATTTTTTTCGTTTTTTTCATTATATCCGAAAAATTCTCGTAAATCTTTGCGCGATGCATATTTGAGATTTTTCGTCCATTGTTTTCTTGGATTTGGATCATCGTCGCATGGATAATATTTTTGTATATCGTCTTGGTCTTTGAATTGAACGAAAATCTTGCTTTCAGATCGGTCAAACGGTTTATATTGGACATCTAAATCGGGATCGGGATTCATAAATTTCGCAATGGAATATTTTCGTGATGGATCGGCCAAATTTCTCGCCATCGTTGCAACAATATGCGAACCTTCGGCAATTCTTGGAACCATTTTTTTCAGAAACTTGCCCAACAATATATTTTGGTCAAACATTTGTACATACATGGTCCATAAATAGTCGGCAGCTTCTTCTCCCCATCCAGATTCATATAATTCGCACGCCCAAAAGATGGATTGTTCCGTATCCTTGTCCAAGATAGCCATGGTCAGTGACGCCAAAACATCGTATTTATTATAGAGATTTTTTGTCAATACTTTTTGGGGTTTTAATGGGTGATCAATCTCTATCAGCTCCAGCTCGTTTTCTACATTTTCGGTCATATTGGATGCGTATTTTCTTTGTTGGTTATTGTGTGTTATTTATCAATAAAAAATACTCATAAAATTCAATTTTATCCATTATTCACAAGAGCATCCCCAAAATACCAGGTAAAATACATAATTCCGTGGGCCATTTTCCGCTAATTTCGCGATGCTTTATGGCATTCATTGACCGCCGTTTCCGAAATATCGCCTCGCGTTGTTGATAAATTTTGCGCCATTTTCGTTGAATGAGTCGGATCCAAAAGGTTTTCACAACAACCGTATAAACGATCCATTGATTCCGTCGTTCAATACATAATTGTAAAACCTCTATTTTGGGAACGCAATTTTGTGTCAAACCCATATGATACAAATAATCATGGACGATATCAGCCGGAAATCGAAAGAAATTGTTTGGCTTGATAGTGGATTCCAGTAAAAGTGTTGTTTTATCCACCGAATAATTGCCAATATAGTATTTTCCGGATTGCCTGATTTCATCGGTCCGTTGATTCGAAATTTCATTTTCATAAATCTCATAAAAAGTTCCGACCAAATCATCATCTTCATCGTCGTAATCGGTTTCCATATCCGTATCCCTATCTGAATCGACCATTATGATGTCATTTCTCAGCATTTTATTCGATTATTGTTGATATATATTATGTGTTGCATAATATAAAGCATCGGTATAAAAATCAATTTTTATCTATTTTATGAATAGTGGATTTTTGAGAATTATTGTTAAGGTCTATTTTTTCCAATGCATACTGACCACAAGGTCCGCAATGATCTTCATTCGATAAATCGACCTTTTGGTTCATTTTCACATTACATTGTTCTATTCTCCATCTACCAACCGGTTTTGGAAGTTCTTTGGGTAATATCTTTTTTATGATAGTTGTTATAAATTTCATTTTGTATTTACAATTAAATTGATCATTACTTTTATACCTTTTACACATATAAACTCTGGGACGTCGTCACATATTTCAAAATCATCGGATCGATTTGCCCCAATCGAAACGCGAAATCGACCTGACCTTGAGCCTCCGCAATGGCCGTCAATTCTTTCACAATGGTCGATATTTTCAACATAGCCTTGGTAAAATCCCCGATCGAAATTCCCTTTTCCGCGACACGGCATTGAATAAATCTTTTACAATCCATTTCGTCGGAACAATCGCACCATTCCATCGCAAAATCTGTCATATCGAATATGAGAGCCCCCTTATAATCGATTCCCGTGCTCATAGCGCGAACTTGTTCAAGATCATCGTAGTTAATATACGCCTCGTGAATTTCTTGGATACGGGCTTTCACAAAGGTGTCGTCCGATGATGGAAAAGACCGGCGTTCTTCTTCGACGACATTTACGTTGGTAAAACATGCGAATACACCGACCATTTGTATGGGTGAAAAATCGGCCATCCAATTCCATTTCACCAAAAACTGGGACAAAATCAGTGGATGAATTTCGGCCAAACCACTCGCTACATTGCCCAAGGGTGTAAAAGACCAATCCTCACTGTAACCGCCGTCCATCAATTGAATAAATCCTCGTTCCTGTAAAACCGTACATATTTTTTTAATATGGGATCCAATATAGTTTTGGTAAAATTCTTGGCGATCCCGATAATCCGCGATTTCGGATTCCATGGAAAAAACGGATAAAACGCGTTTGACATCTTCTTGGACCCATTTATATTCGTCACGAATGACGGCGAGAGTTCGTTCAAATTCTTTTCGCTTTTTATTGACCGAATTTTGTACGCCTTCTTCGGCGGTCATATATTTCCGACAAATTTCGAGAGGTGTTCTCAAGGCCGTTTCCAATGCGGCTTTGGATGATTCATATTTTGCAGAGAGTTCGGCGCCCCCTTTCACCATACCTTCCATTTCTCGTTCCAATTCTCCTCGGATCATACTTTTTTCCACAAATTGTACAAAATCTTGGACACGACCTTTTCCGTTCTTGATGAGATTCAAAATAAGTGAATACGAAATCCGGAATTTCGATTCCAAAGTCTGAGGTTTTCCTTGGAGCATGGTTTTGTATTCTGTTGCGGTGGGTAGGCTAAACAGGTTATTACAATGAACCACATAGCCAATAGTATCAATTCCACGACGTCCAGCACGACCTGCCATTTGGGTATATTCATGGGAATACAGGAGACGCTGAAAATTACCGTCAAACTTGGTGAGACCCGTAAAAACGGTCGTTTTAATGGGGCAATCGAGGCCGATGGCGAATGATTCGGTGGCGAACAAGAGTTTGATCGCCTTTTTCGAGATCATGATTTCCACAATTTCGCGCAGAATGGGAATCATTCCTGAATGATGAATACCGATCCCCTTTTCCAGAAGTTTGACAAGGGTCTGATATTCTGGGAGTTCCAAATATTCTTGGAAATTGGGAAGTTTTCTCAGAGTTTGTTGGCATTCGCGCGCCACGATATAAGGGATTTTACTATCGTCTTCCAAGAGGGGGACAGTTATTTCGGCGGCACATTGTTCGACTTGTTTTCTGGAAAAAACAAAGGCAATAGCAGGGAGCATTTCCTTATCCCTCAAAAATAGGGAGAGATCGTTGAGCACGTGTTTTCGATGGGTTCGAATTTGCTTGGTTTCGAATAATTTGGTCATTTTGGCAAGAGTTTTATATCCTTGGTCGTTGAATGTGCCTTTATCATTTTGAAGGGGGATGAGTGAATGGATGGTATCGCGTATTTCTTTTTCTAAAAGAGGCTCTTTTGTGGGGACGCCTTTGATAGCCTTCTCTTTGAACAATTTGATAGAAGATTCTGGAATGGTCAAATATCCATAATGACTGAGAGGGACCACACGATGATTTGTTGATGCCAAATATACCTGTTTTTTAGTTTCACTTTGGGGTTCTAAACCACCTTGTGGTTTTACTACATAATCGCTACGCGATTCTACTGAATCACTTCGTGATTCAACCCATTGCGCAAATCCCTCCGGATTATCTATCGTCGCCGAAAGCAAAACCATCTGCACATTTTCAGGCAACATCAAAATGGATTTCTCCCAAACCTGCCCCCTCTCCAAATCATTAATATAATGACATTCATCAAAGACAACACACGCCAATTCAGTGGCAATATCAATCTGAAAATGCAAAGCCGACGGTGAAACCGACGGTTCTACATTGCCACCGGTATGATTTAAAAAAAGCGCATTCATCAAAATCTCCGTCGTCATAATCAATACATCCGCATCCGGATTGGTTTTAATATCACCCGTCATCAATCCAAATTGAATATGAGGATATTTTGCAGAAAGGTCAGCATATTTTTGGTTCGACAATGCCTTAATCGGACTGGTATAAATGACCTTGCGTCCTTTAGCTACAAAATGTTGAATCGCGAACTCAGCTGGCAAGGTTTTTCCTGAACCCGTATGAGCCGTTACTAGTGCATGATGGCCTTCTACAATAGCCTCGATCGCATATTTTTGAAAATCGCTCAATGGAAATGAAAAAGAAGCAAAATGATCCGCATATTTTGCTTCATTCAAGGGAGAATATTTATCGGTGCAAATTTTTACCATTATTTTAAAGGGGGGTGTGAATACCAGTTAAATATAATATATAGATAGCTTTATCCTCTTTTCTCTCATAATAATATAAGGTATAAAATGAGCCAATACGATTCAACAAGATCATCAATCCCCGGTTTAGTCAATGGAGTAGAATATGGACAATATGATCGCCAATGTGAAATCAATTCCCGTATTCTCTCTCGAAATCAATCCGACAAACCTCTTCCCCCCAATTTCGATCCCCGTCCCGTTTTAACGAAATATTCTCTTTTTCCCATCTTGGACAATCGCCCCCCATCTTCCGTCGCCATCCAGCCAAACTATAATTATTCACTCGAAACCAATTTCACACCCCCCGTCCAAATGCGTGGCCCCGTCTCGGGGTTTATCAATCACGTGAATGACGAAAGCCAATTGCGAAACCAATATTTTGCACTTCAGAGGGGGGCGGATCAAGGTGTCTATGTCCCTTCT